CAGTGTCCAGTTCTTCCACCCTTTCACCCAATGTCTCAGCAATAGCGAGTGATGCTACATTTAATAGCACCTCGTCTGTCACTGGTTTGGGGGCACTACGTAAGATGTCTTTGATCTTATGATAAGTTGCCGAATGTGACATAATTAATACTTGTACGATACTTCATTTAATTGGCATGTCGCTCTGACAAATCCTAATACTCTTAGAAATTGATCTGAGTCGTCACACACAAGTTCTTCCACCTCAGAGGAATCACTGATAATAGTAAATTTACGTGCGGGTAAATCCACACATACTTGCTTTACGAAATCTTCTGTTTCCATGGGTCATCATCTAAATCACTGTCCTTATAATAAGGCAGTGGGTAAGCATTTGGGGTACTCATTGTGCCACTATGACATCTGGCATACTTGATGATGTCATCAGCATAGTGTTTAATGTCCTCCAGATCAGCATGAATCTCTTTATAGATCTTCATAGCATTCTTCTGGTCGGGTACTCCCTTTACTTTCTCCTCTATGTAGTTTGCTTTCTCAGCGTTGATGAAATCAACGAGAGTCTTCGCTTGACTAGAAGAAATTGTCATACCAAACATTTGGTCTGTTCCTTTACTATAGTACATTCAACTCAGAATGTCAATTCAAGTAGATACCGTTATTACATGTAATTCTAAATTCAGATCCCGCTGCACTCATCTGCACAGTACCCTGTGCTTGTAATCTAAAATCGGTTGTGTTTATTTTTGCGTCTGATCCTTTTGTATCTACTTCCCACCCAGTACCATAACTCTTGGTTACTTCCATACCATCGGGTTGTCCACCTTCGATACATTCAATATTTTTGCCATGGGTCACTGTCTTGCAAGTGCCTTGGACTTCTGTAAAACTGTTTCTACCAACGTTGTCGTATTGACAACCTTTGACGTTGAATCGGAGATCACCCGCTGATTCTATAGCGAACGTGCCTCCTTCTTTATTCATTCTAATCACATGGTTACCATTGATTAACTGTTTCAACTGTCCACCTAACGCCATGTCTAGCAAGGAGAAGGTGCATCTCTGGTTGATTGAGTTAGCAATGAATCTGATTTCGTTATCGGCATTGATGCCTACGCCAGATGCTGAATCTATGGCTATGTCGCCACATTTTAATTCATATCTACCGTTAACTTTATCAAATCGGTCACCCTCTACCTCTGTGTGTAAGTCTCCTTCCACGTTAAGGTGAGCATCACCGATAACTTGAATGATAAGTTTGTCCTGTTTTTTATCTTTACCGACCTTCAGGGTGGTCGTTGCGTCACTATTTAGGTGTAAATCTCTTGAACTTATAACATATGTGTCTTCTAATTCATCCATCTCGAAGATAGAACCAGTTTTTCCGTTAATTAATCTGATCCTTTCGCCATCCTCTGTGTTGTCAAACTCCATCACATGACCCGCTGAGGTGACAGTCACCCAGTTCTTTGGGTAGTTCGTTATGTGTTGAGGATTTCCATTCTCGTCCGTACTACCTTGGAATGGATTTATGTTACTTGTGTCTTGTCTAGCCATTTGGATGTCCTACGCAGTCGATGTATGTTTGAGTCTCGAAGATCTCGTTAAATTTAGTAGGACCTACGTACTGATATGTAGGTACTATTTCAGCACCATAACCACTTGGATCTACGATCCGAGGTTTAATGAAACCGAGAGTCTTGGTTGTGATACTAGGTGTCAAGAGTCTACCCTTGTCATCAACTGAGATATCACCTACCTCATCAGGACCGACATAGATCTTGGGTTCCTTGTACCCTTCACCTACGTTTGTGATGTCGATAGTGTCGAGCACTGGTAGTATGTCGTCACAGTTAGCATATAATGCTGTAGCATTAGAAGGAATAGCGAGGTCATAGAACTCCTTGAGTGGATTGAGTGTGAACTTATATGTGCCACCAAGTGTCTGTAGTTTTAGACCAGGTGGGATATAAGCAGTCTTTTCTAGAGTAGCAATAGAAACTAATCCAGTGTTTTCATAGTCATAATCTATGATCTGTAGCACTGCTTGGTTAGGATCACCATCTGATTCCTGATAGTAAATCACATCCCCTGTATCTGCATAGTCTGCCAACTCAGCAGCATCTATAAGGAAGTGCTTCTGTTCTTTAGGGCAGTATGTATTGTCTGGGTCTAGACCATAACCAATGCCAGGTTTGTTGACTCTGACCTTTTCTATCTTACCATCCTTGATGATAGGTGTGAGGTCAGCACCTGATCCTTCTGGGTCATTACATGTAAACATTGCTCTTGCTCTAGCAGTGGTGTTGATGTTAGATCCTTTCTTTCTCATCAGCACACCAACCATGGCACCTATGTCGTCAATGATAGGTAGTGCCTTCAAAATGCTAGTGCTCTGTGCATTGTCAAAAATTATTTCTGGGAAACATGGTTTCTTACGTGTGTTTCTCGATGAGCAGTTGATCGTATCGTAATTGATCTTACCTTCTGAGTCACGGATAGGATAGATGCTATCAAACTTCTCTACTAGACTCTTACCTTTCTCAAATGTTTTCTCTGATACACCTGTGCCAGGTGCACCAACTTCTGCGAACTCACCGTTCTTGGTGTTGAATGCTTTCTTGACAAACTTACCATCGACCAGTTTTGTAACGGGAACCCAACCACGGGAGTTAGGTATGGCTGTACCAACCAGAGTTGTCTTACCATCTTTAAGTGCTGCTTTTGCTGCATCACTGTACTGACTTGCCTGTTTCTTCTGTTTGTCTGCTTCACTCTCGTTAGCACCTGATCCTGTCTCGAATGTTGATAGTCCAAGAGCACAAGATAGATCACCTTCACAAACCATGTCGATTAGATCAAGAACTTTGCTAGCAATGCCTTGAATGATAGCAGCGTTGTTCTTGATAGCACTGAGTGCACCGTTGAGGATACCAAGTGCAGCATCAATACCTTTCATTAACTTGTCCATGATGCCACCGAACAGTTCTTGGAAGAGATCCTTTGCCAAACACAATGCAGCGTCTAGTGCTTGTTCAAATAGATCTTTCAGTAGACCACCGATCACATCAGCTAACTCATTAAAGATTTGTTTGAAGAGACAGTTAACAAGATCTCCTATGTTCTTGAGTTGATCAACAGCAGGATCCAATAGTGAAGGGTCAGGGATCTTGATGTCATTAATGACCTTCTGGATCTCCTTCTGTGCTTCCTTCATTACTGTACCCTTGACATTGGAGAGTACACCACCCATGAAACCTTGTATTCTGCTCTGTATCTTTTCTATCTCTTCTGCTACGTCTTCAATCTCACCAGTCTTCTTGTCAATAAACTCACCTATATCATTCTTCTCTATACCTCTTGCCCACTTTAAGAACTCAGCAGTAGCACCTTTGATCTTGACATCAGAGGGTGTACCACACTTACCATTACCTACATGAATAGTATACTTCTTCCTATCATCAGCAGCTTTCATTGCCTCTGTGGACTTTGATGCTTCACCACGTTCGTTGACTGTAGATACTGTGTCCTCTTCTGTTGTTACCTCTTCCTTCTTCTTATTAGTTCCTGTCTTTTTATCTGACTCTGTGGTATCAGCTGTACCACCTACAACACCACCGCCATCACCATGCTTCTTTGGTTTATAGTCAAGTGCATGTACCTGTTGATATCCAAAACCAGATGCTGCAGGTAACTTAGTGTATATGTCCTTTGGGTTCTGGTCACTGATACTACCCATGACAACTGGTATCTGAGCACTGGATCCATCCATAAAGAATCCTATTACCCAACCGTTAACTTGTAACTGTTGAATAGAACCCATACCACTCTTCATAGCATAGACCACTGGCATGACACATGATGCCCATGGTAGATCTCTAGTTGGTAGTACTTCTTTGTCTGGGTTGTGATACCCTACAATTCTAACCTTGACCTTACCTGTGTAATCATAATCAAGTGACTCTTCACCATCATTCTCTGGATCTGACCCGTCGTTCTCGACTTGTCCTATCCACCAATTAAAGCCATCTTTACCTATGGCATGTGCAGCACTTTCTAAATTCATCCCATGCTATCCCTAAACAATGTTACTCTTGTAGACATTTGGTCGTTCTCTGTCAAAAATTGACGATAGATCTTGCCTACTATGTATCGACCACTGACCTGAGTATCAACTTCACCTGTACGAGGATCATTCTTTATAACGTCAACTACCTCTCCTAGATGTAGATCCATCCTCTCTGCCACGTATTCAAATACTGCAGACTGATTAAAAAAGAATTGATTCCTTATCATACTCTGACTGAGCTGTCTTGTCAAGTCCTGAGTATATGTACCTTCTGTGTACATCGCTGTGTCTATGACCTTTGTCATGATTCTTGTTGGTTGACCACCACCTAGATCTTTGCCACCAAATCTCTTGTAAAACTCTGGTAACTGTGACTCGGCATCTAACTTCTTCATCTCAGGATAGAAGTCATTAATATAGAATGGAACCTCTGTGTATTTGAAGTCCTTCATGTCTAGTGTGAATGTAGCACTAGCATAACTACCTAGATTCAGACCACGAAATATGTCCGACGTACCAGTCAGTGTAAATCCATTGATGTAAATATCACTCTTGATTGGATCATCAGTCTCCTCATTTATGTGGATCGTTCGTGTGGTATCCTGATCCACCAGATTGTCCATGGATTTGAAGTGGTAACCTTCACGATCTTCATAGAATAGATATCCCGCACTCTTCATACCTGACCCGTCTCTGAAAATAGATCTCCATGATAACCAAGAGATAATAGTATATGGATCCCAATATGGACTAACGAATGATAGTTTAGTTGATGACTCGTCTATCTGTACTTTCTTAGCAGACTTCATCTCATCTGCTATTAATCTTGTTACTATCTCATGTGTATACTCACCACCACCTTTACCAAATCTCTTTGATATCTTTAGACTAGCATTTCTAATAGCATCCAATGCCACACAGAATATTGTTGCCTGTGTCTGTTTACCATCAAGAATCATCCTGTCCTGTATATCATACACAACCATTTGATATCCTATGTAATTCTGCTCATCAGTATCACAGAAAACAACCTCTACTGGTTCCATACCCTTGAGTCTACCTAGTACACCACTAGATGAGTCAGTCAACTTCAGTGCTATGATAACATTTGCTTTGGTTATATCCTCAAAATAATGTATCTCTAGTAAATTATTGATGCCAAAAGGTTGCACCACAAGACCTGTAGAGTCAGTGTTAGGGTCACGTGCTGACACACCGATCTTTAGATCTACGAGTTGAAAATTAGATGCTCCTTCTGTCATTGATCGTGTGGGGTCTCCCCTCCATGTGTTGTTACGAGTGTAGCAGTCAGATACTTACTGACTCTTAATTCATTTGGTTGTACAGCGTTTGTATCGTCTATGCCATTATTACTCTGCATAGCAGCCTTCATCATTTCTGAGAATGCTGTTGCCATACCAGATGAGTCTGCCCCACCTTCACCTGGCGGTGTCACCATCTTCTGTGTTTTCTCAGATATAAACTCGTTGTTCTGTTCTATATGCTGATTAGTCAGACTGTTGATGTCCTGCTTCGCATATTGACTACCCTCAGCAGCTGGTTTACCACCCAGTATCTTATTTAACACACTTGTAGTAGCCTTAAATGCTCTAGCAACAGGGGTCTTGCTAAACATATTTTTAGCACCCTGTGCAATATTACTGGCGAAATTTTTTATATTATTATAGTTACCTGTTGTTGATATTTGATCAGGTGCTACCTTACCATCTTTACCATCATGTGAAGGTCCTCCCTTACCCATCAGATGAGCATAATCTTCCATGGTTTCATCTGAACCATGGGGATCAACCATCTTCTGAATATCAGCCATATACGCATCTGAGTCTGCCATTACTCCTTCGTATGTCTGCTCTTTCTTCTTCTTACCAAATAGATTTCTAAACCAACCCTTCTTCTTCTTGGTGGATTTCTCCTGTTTGCTGCTAGTTTCTTCTGAAGTTGTGGTTTCTGAAGTCTGTCCCTCCTCGGTTGGTTTTTGAACTCCAAGTGCTCCTGCTATTGCTCCTACCTGTTTCTTAACTCCTGCATCACCGCCACCTGGCACCTCAACATTCTCTAGCAATCCTGTTAGTCCTGCTGCCACTGCCTTGAGTGGTAGTGCCATAGCATCTGCTAGTGCTTTCTTATATTCTTCTAATCCTAAATCTTCAGTCAGCTCACTGGCAACGTTCTTCTTACCTACCAGTCCTAAACTCTCTAGTGACTTAACACCTGACTTAGTTTCAGGTCTCTGGGCACTGGGGTTCAGTGCGTTCATCATAGGTGCAGGAGATACAGCACCACCTTCTGCTAGTTTTAGTCCAGAGTTCTGACCCATGCCAGGCAATGCTATGTGATCAAACCCACTTACACGTTGTGGTGGTTGTACCACAGTGTCGCCTGGTTCTCCCTTATCACCTTTCTCTCCTTTCTCAGCAACAACTGGTGCTTCCTCTGCAGGTTCTACTACTTGTCTATCTTCTACCTCATCTAACAACTCCTGAAAATCAGCACTGTCTTCTAAGTCCAGTGTAGGAAGCATGCCAGGTGTAATAAAGTTGGCAAACTTCTGCATATTGGTCTTTGCTTTTAAGACCTCATAACCATTAGCTAAGTCTTTCTTTATCCTACCTTCACGTGAGTCATCTCTCTTGTCTGCCTCAACAAGTTGCTGAACATTCTCAGCCATCAAGAAGTCTTTATATCTGTCCTCTTTAAAATAGAGCTGGAGAATCCTATTACGATCCTCGAATAGTTTCGTTAGATCACTAAGCGTCTCATGTACGTTATCAATGGTAGGAAACTTGTTAATCATAATTCAACATACTTACCTGAGAATGGGTCTATACCATATGATTTATGCTGTGTCACCTTCTCTTTCACCACCTTTGTGACAGGGAAAGGGATAAGTTGTGGAACCACAACAGGTTGAGGGATGATGTTGAATCTTTCGAGCACACCACGGATACCAGATGCCATGACAGGCATCAATGAAGGACCTCCCATGGATCCACCACTACTTGGCCACTTGACTGTCTGTGATAGAGGATAACCATAACTAGGACCTCCTTTACCTTCACCACTAGGAGGTTGAACACTACCCAACTGTAACATAGAAGCATAAGGTAGTGGATCTCCTGCACCTCCATATCTGGTAGAGTCTTTCTTGGTATCATACTCAAAGTGTAGGTGAGGACCTGTGGAACTACCTGCACCAGGATCTCCCTTGGCACCACCAGTCTCAGCAACAGGTTCCCCTGCCATGAACTCACCAGTTTTCTTAACGAACTTGGATAGGTGTGCTATCCTCATCTGAATCTTTTGGGACGGTAACCACACGTCCATCATATTTCCATATCCACCATACTTACCAGCTGCTACAATCTCACCTGGTACTGCAAATGCTACGGGTGTGCCTACGGGAGTACCTACATCCACACCACCATGAGGTCTGGGTCTCCAATCACTAGGACCATAGAAGTCAGTGATAGGGAACCCTCCGATCTGTGATGCACTGGTCTCCCCTCCTGATATAACTGTCTCTTCAGAACTTGATACGAGTTCATTATTTCTGAAGGAACTGCTAGATGAGGAAGTTATTGTCATTGTCTGAGCTGGTGCGGGAGATCCACCAAACATAGACATTGCTGCACCTGCCATCATACCCATAGGTGATGCTTTCCATAACCCACGTGCTGCTTTCTTCAGGAATCCTCCCACTTTAGATATCTTACTGCCTTTGAAAACTGATACGGGTGCTGCGTTGGCACCAAATACTGCTTGTAACTTTGTTGCTTCACCCAACACTGCCTGTGCTGAGGATGAAGGTACGGGTAGTGTAGTCAAGAAACCAGTGGTAACGTCGGTCAGTATTGTACCCACCTGTTTCAGTAAATTCTGGAACACAGGTCCCAGTTTGGAGTGTGGCACAACCAGTTCAGGTTCTCCACCTTCAGCGATCAATGCCTGTGTAGGTGAACTGACTTCACCACCATCTTGTAGTTTAACATTACCTGAGCAAGGATCTTCTGGTTGCTTGTTTGCCTCTGCTATATCCTTTGCCATAAGTGCACCATCAATACCGATGGATACAGCAGTACCCGCACCTGGTATCGTTGATGCAACACCAGACGCAACCTCTAGAAGTGCACCCTTGACATCACCTTTCATCAGTCTACCTAGACCGAAGATACCACCCATCACAGCACCAAGGATAGGTACTTTCTTAGCACCACTCTTTAAGAGTGTCTTACCAACTATTTTCTTTGCTGCTGTTTGACTTACTTTCTTCTGTACTGCCTTCTGAGTTGCTTTCTTTGTGAGTGCTTCTACTGTTTCTTTCTTAGCAGTCTTAGTTAAATTTCTAGTGAATGGGACTATCTTATTCTTACCCATAGCTGGCACTTTGGGTTTAGTCAGTGTTGATGTTCCTCCTGCCTTTTGCCAACTGAATACTCTACTCTTCTTTACTAATGGATTTTTAGCAGTGACAGGAACTTTCTTAGGTACGGAAGGTTTCTTCTTCCGCATGAACTTGGTTATCTTATTAGCAGCGTCGTTAGTCTTCTTTCCTACAAATCTACCTGTCTTCTTACCAGCTATCTTAGATCTCTGCTCCATCAACTCTAGAGCAGTTTTCCTTGCAGGAACTCTTACTGGAACTTTAACTGGTTGCTTTGGTCTTCTTCCACCACCACCAATTATTCCACCACCACTGCTACTAGATTTCTTTCTTGCCTTCTTTGGTACAATTACAACTCTGGTCTGTTGAACCTGAGTCATAAAGAAAAACTTTTTCCTCTTCCTGAGATACTCGATGTACTCCATCTCAGTGTCGAGCATATTTTTGGCTGTCTTAACCATGTCACCCGAAACAGGCAACAGTTTTAAACCGAATATGGCACCGAGAGCTTTTCTCAACGTTTACGTCTTTCCTTGTCTATGCGTTCCCTCTCATCCTTTAACCACTTGGCAAGCATATTGACGTAAATGTCTCGCTCCCAAGGGATCATATTTTCTATGTCACTCAAGGTATATTTATGGTGTTGCACCAAGGCAAAATTCGTGGTGTAGAACCTTGCTAACCCTTCTTGGAATAGGGCTATCCGAAAAAATTAACTAATCCCTCGATGACTGTATTCGTTTTGACACCTGTGTTAGGATTAGTAACTGTAAGCTCATGCCTAAGAGAAGGCATAGTATCAAAGAAGTTTTGGATACTTTCAAACTGGTCGTTAGTAAGTTTCTCCAACCATGCTTGAGCTTCTTCAGCTGTGAATGATCCACAGTCCTCTCCTTTATTGTATACTCGGTCAATGCATGTAGCAACTAATTCATATGGATCAGTCTCTTCATCTGTAAAATTGACCTTGGCGAAGTATTCTAGGTTAGGATACTTCATCACTACTACTATATCATCATTTAATTTGATCTCTTTCTTATGTCCTTTCGGGAAATTGATCTTCACTGCATCAACGGGAATTGATACGGGAACTTTGACCTCTTTGTCATCATCACATGGTACTTCTACATCAATAGTCTCTTGAATAGATCTACCACGTAATTGTAGAAAGAGATACTCAACGTCAAAGATAGATAGGTCTTCCATCTTAAACTTAGTGATGATACATGCTTTGAATATATCTTTGATTGCTTCTAATATCTGTCTACTATCATTCTCTTCAAGTGCTAGGATCAGAATCTTCTGCTCTTTAACTAGAAATGGACGATACTTTAACTTCTTTTTAGATGATGGTACTACCAACTCATACGTTGGCGTAACAAGTTCAGGTAATGGCATAATAAGTTTTCAGGTATATTATATATGGGTTATCCTTTCATGGATTTTTTCTGTGGATATTCAAAGGGTGTGTACTCTGCATACTCGTAATACATACCGATGCTAAGTTTCACGACTCCAGATCCAGCTGAACTATATGGTAAAGATGACATCATATAAGGATATGCTTTAACTAGGTTGACAGTAAAGACATGGAACTGTTCACTATTGTCATTTAGTTCTCCAGTGATTGACGAACCAGAAAATTTCTCAAATTTTTTGATCTTTAGATCACATGTGTAATCGTTGTAGTAGTTCTGTGCTATACCTCTAGTATAAGTCTTACCAGACTCTACCCTTGGATCCTTACTACGTGTACCGCCTTGTATAAAGTCCTGCCATGCAGTAAAGAACTTATATGCTTCAGAGTGAACGTCAAGTATACATGAGAAATCCATCTCGTTGTATACCTTTGCCATTGCTGCTTTGATGTTAATACCTTTATGTACTTGCTTGACATCCTGTGCTGTAAGAGATACGCCAGGTATCTGTGCTTCGTTTATCAAGTCAACCATCAGTCCATTGAATGAAGGGTTAGTTCTTGCCTTGACACCAAATAGTTCTAAATGATTAGTCAATGCTCCACTGACACTACTAAATTCCAGATCAAACTGGTTAGTAGAGGACGGACCTCCACTATTCTGTAGATCTGCTATAAACGATGTAACTGTCTTGATTGCCATAAATACCCATATGGGGTGGTATTTTTATTTATGTCTCTAAAACAAGGAAAGTTCAAACCTAAGCACTATAAGAAGTACAAGGGAGATCCAACTGACATATTTTACAGGTCTGGTTGGGAACTTAAGTTTATGAACTGGTGTGATCAGGATAGCAAAGTTGTCAGTTGGTCGTCGGAAGAGATAATTATCCCATACAAGTGCCCTACAGATAATAGGGTGCATAGATATTTCCCAGACTTCTGGGTCAAAGTC